ATTCTGGAGATACGGGACTTTAACAATCTGGTGACGGTCAATCGAGAAACTCTCGATACCGTATTCCATCTTGCTCTTATCCAGTGAGAACTCGCCATGTGACTCAACTTCCGAACGGAGCTTGTTGAACAGGGTCGGGCACATCATAATATACAGGTCTGCGCCTTCTTCCATATAGGCTTCAATCGGAATCAGCCACTTGCGGATGTTGGCAATCGAGATATTATATGCAGTCGTCTGACTGGACGAAGAGACAATATCAGGACGGCCTTCGGGGTCTGCACCCATCCAGTAACCATTTGCCCCACCGATAGTACGAGCAATCGTACCATAAGTAGATACACCGTGGTCAAGAGCAGAGGCCAACGACTGGAACTGTTTGGCATTGTCGCCTACACCAGTTTCCGAGCCAGAACCATCTTCGGGGTTGACATTGAACATCATCTTCATCATAGCCAACTTCATAGCGCGTTGACCTTTTTCAGCCAAGAAACCAGCCATATCCAACAGAGCGATGTCTTTGTTCGACTTGGCAGTGTAGTTCTCGGTATATTCGTCAACATCGTACTTCAGGGGCACTTGGCCATACTTGAACGTAAAGCGGGGCTTTGCCAGCATTTCACGTTTGCCGTCTTTCAGCACATCATTGGGGCTGTATGCCTGATAGAGGTCATCCATCTCCTTGATGTCCAATAGGCGTTCAATGTGCTTGCCGCCGCTGAATGTAACCTTGTTGCGCCGATAGAGTTCTTCAATAAACGGAGTCCGCATATAGACCTGTTTGGCTACGGAACGGACGAAAAGTTCTCTGGTTGCCAGAGAAAGATCATTAGTGCTTGTCATTTTTATTTACCTTTGTCATTTACTTTTTAATTTCTTGATTAATCTGGCCTTTACCTCAGCTAAAGTGCCTTCGCCGATGTCCTCTCCTAATCCAAGCTGAATAGAGCCAGAACCGTTGTCGGCGGTGGGTTGAGTTTCTTTAACTACAGACTTCTTTGAAACAACTTCAGCATACGCCCTACGCATAAGGTGGTAACCGTCCAACTCATTTGTAGGCTGATGGCATTTACCGGAATCGACCCATTCGTCAGCTAACTTCTTAGCCGCAGAACGGTATTTTGCACCAAATTCCTCGTCCAGAGGGGTTAAAATACGCTCAATAACCTCGGCTTTCTGTTTTTCTGCCTTAGTAACTTCACGTTCCTGCTGGACTTGCCTTGCAAGTTCTTCAAGTTGAGCCTGTCGTTCTTTTACCAGGCGAAGTTCAGAGATGAGCTTCTTGTTTTGGTCAACTAAATTAGGAATATCAGCGTCGTTAGGATTCAACTCCTGAATATCCATCTTCGATGAAGTATTGAGGCGAATCTGTTTCTCAAGTTCCCCTATCCGAATCTCATAGTCGCCCTTAATCTTATCGACTTTGCTGGATAGTTCGTACTTTTCAGACAATACCTTTTCGAGGTTTGCCTTGTACTGGTCTGCTTCCTGTTTAGTCTTATCCCATTTCTTTTCAGAAACTTCTTCGGACTGTTCTTCTACCTGTTCGTCAACAACCGCCATATTGCATTCTCCTAACTTTGAATTTCAGCACTTTGTCTGTCAAAGCGTCGAAGGTTAGAACCTCTATTGTCACTGTTTGGCCTATATCCCTTTAGTTTCCATAGAGGCAATACCCAACTCGCCCACGTCTTATTTAAGTTTATCAGCCCAACCCTTGCCCTTAGACTGCATTGGCTTGGGTTTGGGTTTGGTTTGCTTCTTGGGAGTTCCCTTGCATGCCATTTTGACTCTCCTGAGCATAAAGTTCAGTTGCTTTTTGTACTAATATCTGTACTGCCTGTTCTGGTGTTACCTGTCCAGCCTTAACCGCCTCGTACAGTTGAGAAAACTGCATAAACTGCATCTGTATCTCACTCTGCATCATCAGTTTCTTCCAGTTTGGCACGCCAAGCTCCCTGAGCATCACAGGAAGCATCGGATTTGGCGTTGGATTTGCCATTAACTGATAGGCCGACATCAATTTTTCAAGCCGTTTATCTTCATCATACGGCAAGGTCATGCCAGGAACGACATCAATGTCGTACCGGAATGTTTTCATCTTGTCCGTAATGGCCGCAGCGGAAATAGTCTTGTCGTCGCCTACAATGCGTATAAATCTTCCCGTATCGTAGTTTTTCTGACAGTACTCGGCAATCATCTTGCAGCAGTTTTTAATCCATGTATCGACAAACAGGGTTTGCAGTGCAATTCTATCCACCGAACTTGTCGCAAGCCACTGGGCTTCGGTTGCCGTAATCTTGCCAGGCATCTTCTGGCCTGTGGCAATGGACTGCATACCCTGTATATTTTTGTATTCCTGTGAAAACAACCCGTAAAGCTGGAGCGCACCAGCAGAAATAGGAGGCGGGTCGATAATTTTGAAGGCGTTTCTGTTTAACGCACCTCGAACAAGACGTATAATAGACCCCGCACCTGCAAGTATCTTAAAGTGCGCCCCATCTTTTCCCTTTGGAACTTCAATAGCACCCGTCTCAACTGCAATTTTCGGGTCGCCAAACATCTTTAAGTTATTAAATAAATGAGACACAGAGACATTGATCATATCCTGCGTGTTCTTGTACATCTGGATACCATCAACGCCCTGCCACATGTGGGGGAGCATATAATGCGGACATACAATAAAAGGCCACTTGGTAAACTGCCATACCTGATCCTCTTCTTTCGGGTTGAGTATGGTAGAGCCAGCTTTAATAATAAACCGACCTCGCGGGAATACGGGTTTTTTCCACTTCTTTACAACAGCCTTAGGCCACGTTTCAGGCTGTTCAATCTGGTTTGTTTTAGTGTTGTAAAAAATCCCATTAGACTGGTATATCTCGCCGGTCGAAAGACGCTCCTGAGCGGGCACATCTTCTTCCTGCTTTTGCTCCCTCTCCTCATAATCCTTAAAGTAAATCTCGCTGATCTTGACGACTTGGGCTTCCGGCTCAACCGTCTGACTGGACATGTTATCAGATCGCAAAATGATTGACAGCAGACGATTTTCAATGGCGTTGCCAGTGCCTTTGTCAGAACCACCCGTCCCAGACGTAAGGATTGAAGCGGAAGAACCCTTAATATCAACATCAGCATCGTACTGCGTCTGCTTAAATGGGATAGAGGCCGCCGCAAGCTCCTCCTTGAATTGCGGCCACCTCCGCTGTGCCCATTCCAACGAGACGTATCTAAATGTACCGCAATTCCCATCGTTTATCTTCTCATCATCATCAGCCCAGAAGTTGACCGGATTCCACAAGCGATACCTTACGTCACCAATCCACTCCTGTTTTTCCTCGTCCCACTCGTTTTTATCTTCCCAGAAGATTTTAGACACACAATAGCCGTAAATTTTCTGGTCAAGCAGGGCAAGGACGTGTTCAATGCGCATCCCCTCGCCGTTAATACCGTTCTTCCAAAGCCACTGAAGCATGGACTGCCAGACCTCGGCAACATCCACGTCAGAATCTTCCCACGGATTACAGATAATTTTGGTTTCGTTCTTGGTGAGTTTGGCAATCTCCTGCATCGCAGAAGGCCAGATGTAATTTAAGACCACCCAATCCCAGTTTTCACGCTTCTTATAGCCCTGCAACTGCTCAGAAAAGAAATACCTCAAAGACTCTTTCCACATCGAAGTCCACCGACGTGTTTTTTCCATGCCAGCATCTTCAAGTTGTTCTATTTTAAGCAGAAAGGGGTCGGTTGTCGTTATTTCTTTTGCCATTATTCTGTTGTATATTCCTCATCATGCGTTGTCTGCTGTACGGGAACATCTACATGACGTATAAGGTCATCGGGTTTTGTCAATTTGTTTCCGATACATACGCCAATAGCCATTATCAACGCTCCAAACGTGATAAGACCTACTATTTCACCTATCAAGATGTAGTCAACCATGAATCTTCTATATCCTCATCGCTATCTATAGCCCCCATTTTAGATAATGATTGCCTATTTGTCAAGGCTTTTCCCCCAGAATATGTAGAATTAGCCCCGTAAGGCACTTCGTTGATAGGGCATCTAAGGTGAACCTGCATGGCAATCATGGCGGCAAACAGGATGTCATCGTGCTTTCCAGATGTGTGGGTTGGCTTTCCAGCCCTATCGTAAATAAATGTTCTCATTTCATCTAATAATAGTCTTGAATTAAGCCTTATATCACCAGAAACGGCTTTCTTGAAGTTCTCAATGAGCCACGGTCGGGTGGTTACGGTCGTTTTCCAGCCTAAAGACTGACCATCCATAACCACAATACAATCATCATGGGTGCTTCTGTTGTAGATGTTTGCATATCCAGATTCGCGGATACAGTTAAGGAGCTCCATACCATTGGGAAGTTCTGGGGCAAGCCACGCATCATTGTAGTATTTGGCACAATGGAGTACCTGTCCGGCAAGTTCGTACTGAGGCAGGTCGCCATGAAAGAAGCAAACAAACTCATTTGCCGTCCTATCATAGACCGCAACGCCATGCCTGTCAGAACCAGAGGACTCGTCCAGCTTGTCAGACAGCCTGCCTACCATCGTATCAATGCCCATACAGTACTCGTGATTGCGGACAGGCTTTCTAAACATCTGCCACGAGTTAAACTGGCGGTGAACAGGATAATAATCATCATCGCTGTTAAATAACCCTATATAAGATTCTTTTGGACATAACGCCTCTTGCTTTGTGATTATAGAGTGGGAAAATACCGGCCTGCCGGATGACTGAAAGGCAGACTGTACATTGTAGGGATACTCCTGATTAAATAGGGCTAAATCGCCCTGACACTTATTCTTTATTGCCCACCTGCGCCACATCAACTGTTCAGGGGTACAGCCATAGACATCGACAAACTCCTGTTCCTGCAAAAGCCACTCAGAGTCAAACCCGTCAGCGTGAGGCTTGCCAATCTCAAAGATGTCGTCAATTTCCATCCTGTACTTGGGGAATATAAACCACGGCAGAAAGATCGGCAGGAAGTTCCTTAAGTTCTGGCTTTTCATAAAGTCATCGTAGTACTGCATGTACATATCATAGAACGCCCCGCCTACCCCGTTGGCAGTACTTTCAATCACAATCATCGTGTCAGGGTCGTCTGGGACTTCCTGGGCAGCACCGCCAAACTGATTTTTCGCGTCCTTCCAAAAGGCAAACTCAGAGACGTGCAGGTAATGCGTCAGACCACCACGACCTAACACATCCTTGCCCGCAGTACTTACCGTCAATTTACTTAAATGCGGGGCAGAGTATGTAATCTCTTTCCTGTTAGAATAGTCCGTTGACCGCTTAATGTTATTAGGGAGATTGTCCTGAAACAAACGGGACATAGCAAAGACCTTATCCGAAGCGTCCAGGTCGGCAGAGACAATCGAAGCATTGCGCATCTGATTGATGTTTATCTCGTAAAAGAACCGACCCTGCACCGCCGTAGAGACACCCTCACGCCTTGCCTTGAGCACAATAGCCCTCATTGGAAAGCCAGCCTTACGCTGTAACTCAAGAGTGTTATGAACCTTCAGTTGTGCCAAGTTGTACCGCAAAGGACATAACTTACCATCCATCGAGACAATCTTCAAATAATTGCTCTGCCAATTCAAACAGTCAAAATCAAGGTCTTTCATAACCTACTTTCAGATATTAAATATCCACTAATAGAAATAGACAAAATAAAAAATTCACACAGTACGTTCACCAAACATATATAGTAAATAAAAAAAATATACCATACACATATAGTAA